AGGTTTGTCCACCGCCTGTGGATGAACTTAGCATCCTCGTTTCCAGCGTTGGACTTTGGGGTGGTTGGATCGGCAGATGAATCCTTGGAGGGTGGGTGAGTGGCGGACGCAGCCCCATCCCCAAGGGCCGACTCTCCACACGTGTTCACCGGTGCGGGTGGTGTACCCGGAGAACGCGATTGCGTCTGCGACTCTGACCTGTTGGCGGGGGGTGAGTCCTCGGGCGGAGTGGTACTTCGACCACCGCCTGAACGTCGGCTTGTAGATGCCCAGCCCGCCTGTGTAGCTGCGGGTGTTGTGGTTCCAGTTGCCCCCGGTTTCACACTGAGCCAACGTATCGTAATACTTATCGGGGAGGATGGCACCGTATTTACGCCGGGATGTTTCCGGGGTGGCTGAGGTGCGGTCAGCGGGTTTGCTCGCGTCTACGGGGCTTACAGGAGCCAATGCGAGGATTGTGGTGGACAGGGACAGGGTGAGAACGGCAGCGGTTTTTCGCATGGGGTTCCTTTCGACGGGGGACAGGGCAAAGTTCAGGCCATACAACTCCTAACTGTGTAACGGATTAGGAGAGTTTAGCCTTTCGGACGAACCATGTCCGACCACGCCACCGGATCAGGCCACAACTCAAACCCATTTAACTGGTCCTGGCGCACCCACCAAGTATCCGCAGAACGGTTCTCACCCACCAGCAACCCCTCCGTCCGGGTCAACCAACCAGTCAACAACACATGACGTTCAACAACGATTGCGAGAATGAACGGCGCATCCTTGTCCTGCGGATGAATAAACAGATGACCGTCCCGATGCTCCGTGGACCGCACCTGATAGTACGACACATCCCCAGGCAAATCAGACAACCGTTGATTCGTTGCGGGCTGCCAATGCTTGTCGAACGCTTTCGCCACCGCATACTCAGCGATCATCCCGATGATGTCAATCTGCCAATAGTTCTTTCGTTCCCCGGCACCGTACACCTGGGGGCGGGCCTTCAAGATGGAGGCGATACGACGCTGACACCCAGCCATAGCCGCGTGAGCCAGCTCGTACTCGTCCAGTTCAACCACAATCTGCATCTTGAACCTCCCCGAACTCAAACCATTCGGACCCGTACACCTCGAACGGGTGAACACCACGCTTCACACAATGCCGGTCCGCCACAAAAATGTCGACACCTTTTTCACGCCAACGCAGAAACGTTTGCTGAGTGGACGGCATCGGCTGACCGTCATGCTTCTCAATGAAACTGATCAACGGTTCCGGGTCAATCGTGAACGACTGCTCCGGATACTTCCTCAGTTTCGCCCGGTACTCCGCATACGCGGCAACACAGTCATCGCATCGGCACCCGTACTGTCTGTAACGGGCCACACCATGCACATAGCCGTCATGCTTTTTCGTCATCCTCGTTTTCCCCTTCAACATTGGGACAGTCATGTTCAAAAAAACAGTCATGGTCCCACATCCAGTCACAGTAATCACATCGGTCATCAAACCTGGCGGAACAGCGGCATCTTGCCACCCCGATGTAGTCGCATCCGCAGTCGCTCACAGCCCTGCCTCCTTCAACAGTTCAACCAGCACACGGACCGGGAGGACCGCATACCAGTCACCAACATTTGTGGTGCCACGCTTCTTCGCTATCACAGCACCAAGATGGACATCAGCGTTCACCATCTCAGCTTCCAGTTCTTTGATCCAGCCAGCCAAATCCAGTTTCGCATGGTTCTTCACCTCGAACACGACAGGGCCACAACCCGTGATGTCCCCCTTGTCGGCGGTGCCGTGCAAGGCGCGACGCTCCGCATACGGGAAACCATGCTCACGCAGGTACTTCACCGTTGCTGTCTCGGCGGCGGTGCCTTTTTGTTTAGCCTTGCTCATCAACGACCGCCTGCTCAAAGTCTTGCAACCATTCCCCTGCTTCGATTGACGAATCAAGACAGTTCGCCATTCCATCAGCAATCTTGCGCCATCTGTCACGGTCTGCCCGTAGGCGTTCAATTTCATCAGCGGCTTCTGACCCGATGTCACCGTCAGACCACACAACAAGCCGCCGTAGTCGGCTCACAATGTCGTCACTCACAGCGTCTCGCCAACTCGTTCGACAACCGAGCCACCTCAGCAGACAACTCCCGGCACCGCTCCTCCAGCAACGCAACCTTCTCAGCCCACGTCGCAATGTCACGGGTCATACCCCAAGTCACATCATCAGCCATCGCCCGCTGCACCTTCGGCAAACGGTCATCCGCGTAATCACCGTAACGACCCATCACCACGGCTCCGGCATGAACTCAGTGTTGTACGCATGACGCACCAGGTCACGAATCAGGGCAGACCGTTGCGTCCCCAACTTGTCACACAGTTCAGCAATCTGCTTCAACTGTGTCGGGGTCATACGGATACCAACAATCTGTGACGAAGCCTCAGACGCGGTCGGATCAACAGTTCTCTTGTTCGCCATGTCAGCCCACCAACTCCTTGAACGTGGCCCTCAACTGCGACAGGTGAGCCTGAACCCACACCCCACCAGGTTTGATACCAGCAGCCTCAGCGACAGCGTCCGCATCCAAACCCTTCGATTCGCAAGCGGCACGGAACTGGGCAACCTGCTCATCAGACAACGGGGAGGTCGGCTTCGGCTTCGCAGGGGCATCACCCTTCGCATCTGTCGGACGGTTACCGATGGTCTTCGATGACACCGCAGGCGCAGCAACATCATCCCATTCCTGCTTCGTCCACAGGCTGAGACAGAACCCGAAACGCATCGCGCAGTTCCTGATCAGGTCAGAACACAGCTCCTTGAAAAGATCAGGCTTGTTGTGCTGCACCGAACCGATACCGAGACGGCGGACACCGTGGATGGTCATCCAGCCAGCCATGTGAGCCATCCCGTTTTCCACCCGGTATGCGGGCAGACCGTCCGTGTCGAACGCGACCGGTTCCCATGTCCAGTTCGGGTCTGCTTCGATCAGCATCTTCGTCACATCGGCATGGCCGACGAAATCCAGGGTTGTGCCACCCTTCGGAAGTTTGCCGACAATCTTCGGGTCCGGGACCCCGTACTTGTTGAGGATGTCCGCGAGGGCGGCACCCGATGGGTTGGTTGGTGTTGTCATTTTGATTCCCCTTTCAGCAGGAATGTTCTAGTGGTTGTTTGCTTCGTGAACTGGGATGCCAGTTCCGGGTGAGCTTCTTTGAATGCTTTCGTGTCGAACGTGTCACGGACCTGGGTTTTCCATGTGGCAACCGTGTATCCGTTCATCACAGCGGTGTCGGATTCGCCCATCAACTCGCAGATGCAAGCCTTCAGGGTGTCTTCAAGTTTCTTGTAGGACTCCAGTTCGCTGCGGACATGACGCAACTGGTCAAACAAGGATTTGTGGACTGGGTCAATGTTGCTCGTGGAGTTCAACGATTCCTTGTAGCGGGTTTGCACCGTCTCATAGGACCACTTCACCCCGGTCGGGGTCATCCCCAGTTCGATGCTGTTCAACCAGTTCTCCACAGCCGCGATGTGTTCATCCATCTCAGCCTGCGTGATGTGTTGCACATGGATGTGCAGGATCATTGACGGATCGAAGATGGCCCACAGGATTTGGTTTACATCCGCACAGATGGCCTGCTGGATACCTTGGATACGCCAGTAGTCCGGCAGTTGCCCCTCCCACTTGCGGGTCGTGGTTTTGATTTCCAGCACCTTGCGGATGCCGTCCTGTTCCCACAACCCGTCCAGGGTGGCAACCATTCTTGCCCCGTTCTCTGAGTCGGCAGCGAACATTTCTTCGGGGGTGATGAACGGCAAACCGAGCTTGTCGCTCGCCCATTCCATCACGAACGGTTCGAGACGGTTCCCGCGTTCCATCGCCGGGTTCGGCGGAATCGGGGTAGGTGCGACATCCCCGAGAAGTTCGGCAGCGTACTTGTCCATCGGCACGAACGGATGCAACCCGTAAATCGCGGCAACAGCTGACGCACTGACCCTTTTGTTTCCGTGTTCGTCACGGAACCTGATGTTCAACCATTCCTGCCCACCGTGGGCGGGTTTGGCAATCCGATACCTGTTCAAAGCCATGCGGCCCCCTTCTGTTTAGACGGTTGATGGTAACCCTACAAAGAGGGTGTGTCAAGACCGTCAACAGGTTTTTCTGTCGGGATAACCAGCGTCGACCGGACCATCGCCACCGGGATATGGAACCCGTGGATAGCGTCACCTTCGGTGATTGTCTGCCACACAGTCACATGATCCTTCTTGCCGCCTGGCTGGTCAGCAGGAACCAAATACCCGATGGTGGTGATGATGCACTCACCGTCATCTTCGTATTCGTCCAGCGTCAGCCAACCCCCCTGCGAGGCGTGAGCATCTGCCCATTTGACGATGACAACCGGAAAGTCACTCGCTTCCATCAGCTTCCCCTTTCTTGCCGCACACGGGACAGTACCGTGATTCTTTTTCGGGCCAAGAGTTTCCGCACTCAGGGCAGGTCAACCAGTTGTGATCCATGCCGTGAACCTTAGCGAACGGGTGTTACGCCCGCTGTTTTCCCTTACGGAGCAAGGCTTCGAGGCGTTCCACGGCCTGTATGAACTGGTCGTGTTCGTTCGGTGGGACCGGAACTTTGGTGAGGTACTTGAGCAGGATTTCAACATCACGACGAGTCATAGGACTCGTCAGATTACTACTTCGCTTTGGGGGTGGCGCGCTTGCGAACCGTAGAACTTTCGGGTTTCTTTTCCACAACCGTGAGACGTGCTTCGATGCGGTCAATCGCGTCACGCA